CTCCTAGACCAAAAGCGACACTTTTAGTTTCAAATTCTCATGCGTGTAGTGCCGCCGTATGCGCTTTGCTTTGCTTGGCTTGCGTCTTGCGAACTCAGGTATTATTGGCTATCGGTCTTGCATACGGATTAGCTATCGGTGCAAGGCAGGCGGCAGGCGTTACGCTTGCGTCATGGTGTAGGCGTAGTCTTGCGCCGTGTAGTCTTGCGCCTTATCGGTGTAATGCCTGAAAACGCCGCGTTTTTCTAACCCTGATTTCTGCCCATGGCATTCAGGGCATAGGCTTTGAAACAAGTTACGGGTGAAAGCCTGTTCCCCAATAGCTGCCCACGGAAAAACGTGGTCAACGTGGTTAGCTTGCGTGATAAGCCCTTGCAGCTTGCAAGCCGCGCATAATGGTTCGCGTGATAACTGCCTAGCCCTTATCCCTGCCCATGCTTTGCTTTTATAGGGCGCGTTAAATGCCTGCCTGTCTATGCTTGTTTTTTTTGTCGGTGCATGGTCTATGCAATAGACGCTACCCCTAACGCTAGGCGCTTTGCATTGATAGGTAGCGCATTGATCTAACGGGATGGATGGCATTTTTAAGCTGTTTTTGGGTGCTTGTTTTGCACCCTGGTAAAAGTATGCACACTTAGCATCTCAAAAAATAGTACGGTTGTTTCTTTGATTTTGCAAGTGTAGCCATTTTTTCCCCTAGGGTAAGTCCCTATCCAAAAAGGCATTGTGGGCGAAGTTATCCACAATTTTCTATGATGTAATCTAAGCACGGTCAATCGTGACCGCGCCTCTCTTATAGGAGCTTCCACCATGCAACAAGTCACCATTAACACAGTTAAGCCCGGCGATTACATCAAGCGCAAGGCAGACTCAAAATCCGTATACATCAAAGGCGCTTATGACCGCGCCTCTAAGTCATACGAATGCACCGACACGGAAGACATGAACCGTCAAATTTACATCAAGGCAGACAAGCCCGTTTTTGTCGGTTTCACTTATTAAACGAAAGCAAACAATGACAAGCTATAACTTCACAATCAAATTACACCCGTGGGGGGACGCGCCTAACAATGGCGTAGTTGAAATTGACCCCGTGGCCTTATACGGTTACTTTGAACGCAAAGACGGCAGCGAAGGCGGCGGCTTATGGTTTGCCCGTTCACTTAACGGAAACCTTGAGCTAGTTGATTTTGATGGTATGGCCTGCCTTCCCTCATTTGTTGCGCGAACTTTGCGCGCTAACGGCTTTACCGTTGACACTGACTTTGAATAAGGCGACACCATGAAAGACACTATTTTTGACGTTTTAACGGCGGTAGCCGTGGGGCTTATCCTTTGTGGGCTTGCCCTTGCTTACTTTGACGTTTTGACCTACTAACCCACGAAAGACACAAAATGACAATACATCCAGCACATTCAGCGCACAAATTAGCGGCAAATTTAGCCGCCGTTCAAATTTTGCTCACCGAAAGCAAGAATGACGAAAAAGCCGCCGTCATAAAGATGATTAAAAAAGCGCAAGACACGCTGCAACAGTTGCGCGAACAGATGAACGAACAAGAAAGAAAGCGTCAATTTGAACAACAAATGTTTTGCGACAAGTTGAGCTTTGAATTTTCCGTTAACGCTGACTTTTCAGAGTCTTACGTTAGAGACTATCAGGATATGGTGATTGATGGGGAAACCATCAAAAACATCATCTCAAATGAACGTAAACTGCAAAACATGAATGATGAATACTTGTTTTCCAGAGTGACTATCACCGACATTGACCCTGAAACTTAACCCACGAAAGATAAGACAATGAAACAATTTTTTTATGTAGAAATAACCGACACCTTTGCAGGCGAAGCGAACTATTCATGGGTAACGCGCCACAAAGTCAAAGCGTCAACCATTCAGGGCGCTATAACAAAGGTTGCAAAGGATAGCGGCTTATCGTTTCGCAAAGCATGGGGCTTTGCCGATAGCGCACGTTTTGACAGTAAATCAGGCGCTACCTGTGCTTTTGTTCAAGCATGGGATGAAGAAACCCACGCTTTGCAGCGTCATTCTTTAACGCTTTCTTAATAACTTATTGAAAGACAAGACACCATGAAAACCACAATTACACCCGAAAATTTTACCCGTGCCAAAAAATTAGACGTTAACGGGAACCCGCGATACATCATTCATTTTTTGCACCTTAACAAGGAAGGGGACGCCGCGCCCCATGATATTTCCGGAAAATACGCCGCCGCCGTTACCCGTGCGAACAAATTAGGCGGGAAAAAATACCATAACAAGCAATACGGCGGCGGGATAATTTTTCAGTGTTACGCCTTAGAGGGGCTTTGTGAAGAATTAAATAACACTATGCGCGGCCCTATTGTTTGGCATAAATTATGGGATGCTATGAAAGAAACACCTAGCGCGTGGGTAGAAACCACGGAAGAAATGTATTGGGAAATGCTAGAGGTAGTTCCTCCCGTGCGAATGGATAACCGGAAATTTCTTGTCGGTGAGGCTCACCATGATAACGAACAAAGTGAGGCGGTCTACGCTTGCTTCAAGAAATCAGGAACCCGCTTTTTTGCGCGTTATTTGACAATTGCTCAATTTTCATACGCTTAAGGGGTAAACCATGAAAACAGAAATTTTTACCCTCCCGGCTCATTGGGCCTGTCCCCTTATCAATGGTGACTTTTCAGGGCTTGAAGACAATGAAGCCGATGACCTTGAAGCGTGGCAAGGCGAAGCAAGCGCGGCAGGTTACGGGTTTTGCGTTGACGTAAGCCATGAGGCGTTTTTTTGCACGGGCCATGATGCAAGGGCTTATGTTTTGCCTTGCGACTGTCTAGAGTTTACTTTTGAGGTTACACCATGAAAAAAGACACTTTGCAGGCTTTCATCAGGTCTAACGGCTTTGCATGGCCCGGCGGCTATCCTTGCGCCTTGCTTATGAGGGATGGCGAAGTTATAGACGCAAGGGCAGCGCGGGAAAATTACCGCCTTATAAGGCGTGAGACGGGCAGCGACTGGCAAGCCATTGACGTTTTTATTCATTGGGAGGGTGAGCCGCTTTTTTGCGCTCATTCGGGCCGCGCTATTGAAAGCGCATACGGTGAGGTGCAAGCATGAAAAAACAATTTAACCCTTTCCCCGAAGTTTCAAGCCGTTACGGTTCCCCCATGGGCAGGCGCGGTGATAACCCGGCGAACCTGCAAGGCGTTAAGCGATTGCACGCAAGGCGGCAAGGCGGCGGTGACGGTTACGATAAAGGCGGCGCTTATTGGGGCTTGCCCTCTAACGTGTATGGCGTATGGTCTTGGATGGATGGCGAAGCCGTATGCGTCTATGTTAGGGCAGCGTCACGCGCCGCCGCCATTGACAAAGTTCAAAGGGGCGAAGCATGAAAGACAAATTTAGAAATAAAAACGGCAGCTTAACGGTTTACGCTTTCGCTTGCGGTTATCTTGAAACTAAATTGCTATCAACGGCAGGCGGCGAAAAGCGGCTATACCGTGACGGGGCAGCGTGGCACATTGTCGCCCGTGACGATAGCCGGGGCCGTTTTTTGTGGGAGTCTTTCAACAAGTTAACCCCTGCCCGTTCTTTCTTTTCAAAGGTGAAAGCATGAAAATTGAAGCACGGCTTGAAACGATAAGGGGGCAGCTTGTCCCCGTCTTGTTTTTTCCTGATGAAGTGGAAAGGGACAAGACAATAGCGGCATTTTCAGAGGTAGAGGGACACTCTACCGCCTCCCGTGCTTATATGAGGCGGTGCAAGCCTCCCGCCACTGAAAGCGAGTATTTAGCCTGCTTTCAGGTTTTGAGGCGCTATTGTCAACGCCATGAGGCGTTCGCCAAAATATAACGGTTCCCGCTAACCCGTAAAAAGTGACAAGCCCTAGGGGGTTTCAGGTTACGGCCTGAAACGTCCTAGGGCTTTTTTCTTGCGTCAACGGTTCCCGCTTATCCATGAAAGCGACACGCCCTAGGGGGTTGCACGGGTTCGCCCATGCTTTGCCCTAGGGCTTTTTTGTGGGCGCTTCACGGGCTATTGCAGGGCAGGCAGGACACCCGCTAGAGTGCAAGCGGCGGCAGGCAAGGCGCAAGGGTTACGGCAGGCAGGCGCAAGGGTTACGCGATACACGGCAGGCCATGAAAACGGCAGGCAGCGCGGCAGGGATACGGCAGGCGGCAGGCTAACCGGGCAGCTTATACGGGCAGCACGGCAGGCGGCAGGGTTAACGGCAGGCAGGCAGAACGGCAAGCCACAAAAGGCAGGCAGGCGGCAAGCGGCGGCGATTATGTAATGATTTCCCCGTCATTTTGCCGTTTTTGTAGGTCATTGGGTCACATATGGCATTTTGCTTATATATGTGTATGCCTATATGCTTATATATTGATCCGCTTATATAACCAAACAGCAATATAGGGCCAGAAAAGTCCAAAAGCCAACTACGCATTTCGGAAAAAAAATTTAGAAGAAAAAAAATGCCTAGTTAGACTAGGCAAAAAATTTCCCTTTCCAGAAATCTGGCGTAAATACAAAAAGATTTTTTAAGCCTTCTCAAATTTTCTGACCAGATTTGCTGATGGCTTCCAAGAACCTTCGTCAATCCTATAGGAAATCACATCATTGCTCTGTGATTTGTAGCCAGAAGCGTAAGCAGCCCGAGAAACTGCCAGTGCTTTTGCTTTTGTATCAAATGGCCCTTGCGAACCCCAATACCAGCCTGATTGTTTCTTAGTGAGTGGCATTATTTTAGGAATCTCAGCTTGTATTTGGTCGAATCTGCCAAGTCAAGCAGTTCGTCTACGATGTTTTGCAGTTCACTGTCTTGCGGAAAGCCGGGCATCTTGCGATAGCTTTCAATCTGGTCGCAAACGTACTGAACAAGCTCCAGACCATTTTCCCCCAGAAAAAGTGCCTTTTCCGCGAAAATTATTTTCGAGTATCGGCCTTGGTACGCCTCAATAAATTTGTCAGTTAAGTCATCAAGGCCATCATAAAAGTCACCCAAAGCCATGTGCTGTGAATAGCTGTCAGTGCCAAGGTGGTGGATATGCCCTGCTGTCACGCCGTTAAGCAGACACATTGCAAACTCTCCCATCACATTGGACTGGGCTTCGTTGATGCTAAATTTCATGGTGAATTCTCCTTGCGTCATTGTATAACCGTAACGTCTTTTGAGCGAGAGCGTATTTTGTTGCGGGTTTTGTCAATCATGCGCTCGTATTCTGATCGACTGACTGATATGCGCTGGAGATGATGCCACTCTAAAACCTCGTTAATGGTTTTCAAACCTGTTCCTGTCAGTAGCATCCTACCTGTGGCTTCAAATCGCTTGGCGGCGTGTTTAAGCTCAATCTCAGCCATCATGGAGTCAGGCAGTGCTTCTGGCCCAATGCCGTTTCTTGCCATAACTTGACAGATGTTGTTCATGTCTACCAGTTCTTGCCATGTGTAGACAGTTGCGTTACCTGTACGCATAGCTTCAATAGCGGCAAGCTCTTTGTCTTTAAGTTGTTTAAGGCAATCGTCTGTTGTGATACCTGCGCCAGCAATAGCGTGTGCTATTGGGTTGACCAATTGGTATATCTTGCGGCGACAAACCTTCCTCATGTGTTGCTCCTTGCTCGGATGGAGGCATCACCCGTCACCTCCCGAATTGCTGTTTCAATCAAACCAGAAAGCTCTATCCATTCCGCTGCTTTAAACAAGCTCATGTGAAAGTCGCCAATTTGCGCCTCATCTGGTGCGGCTTCTTTGGTGTCAGGGGCTGTCACTGTTGTGATGTGCAAGCCGTCCATCTCAATCGTGACCTCGCTGACTCGTGCGTGAAAGGTGCTCATTTCTTTAACTCCCTAATTGAATCTGCCAACAAGTCGTTACCTTCACTTGCGGCATACCTAGCAGCCTCATTTAGCGCAGCGTTCCAGACACCAATTGCCAGTGCTGTGTAAACATTAGCAGTGCTTTGATCGCACAAGTCCATGTCAAGGTGGACTAAGTTGTTGTCTTTGTCTAACCTAGCCCATTCGGTTCTGGGCTCAACTTGGCTCCAAACAATCTTGTCTTTGCCTTCTTCGTCTTTTACGGTTTCCATTTTGATGGTTCCTTCAAACGGATAAATCATGTGTTCCCCCTTGCTTTCAGTATCTCCAGCATTGTTTGGCGGCAATCGTTCCAGCCCTGCACATATTGGGGATGCTCACCCTCACGAGTTCCAAAGGCATCGGGCACGGCTGGCTGTACAAATGGGGTCTTACCCACATCAATGAGAGAAACATGCCTGACGCTTAGTTTCTGGTTGGGCGCGGGGCCATATCCCGGTCCACTTGACTCCAACTTCATTGTCGCCTGCACAGGTGCTGGCTGTGCGGGTGGGGTGGTGTAGAGCAATGTTCCTATTGGCAGTTTGTTAATGTCGGCTTCCTCAAAATCAATATCTCGTTTTCCCGGTGCTCCATAACAAACCCACGCCACAGGCTCCTGCACAGGTGCTGCAAGGGCTTGCTTGATGGCGGTGATGGCTTCGCACATAAGTTCTGCCGCCTCACCAACTTCAGCGCCGTTGTTCATATCAACCGCCAACTCAGTTTCCAACGCCTCCAGCGCCAGCTTCAATGCTTCTTTCATTTGATGATCCTCAGAAAAGCGCCGCATCGGGCGCACTTGTAAATAGGTTGGTTCTCAACGGGCTCCCACATGTGTTGTTTGCAGTCCATCATGTCCCCTTAGTGCCCCAATCGGGCATCTTTTCGTTGGCTGCAAGCGCCTCAAGTTCAAGGTACAAGTCGTTTAATTCATGGCTGTTAAACGTGCGGCTGCAATAGCAACCCCAAAAATAGGCTGCTTCTTCCCACAAGCAGTCTTTAAAAAGCCTGTCACGCACAAAAGCGCCGGGGCTGTTGGGCATGTACAGCTTTTTGCTGTCTTCAATTTCGGCTCTCATAGCCGCTGCAATAGCTGCGTAGTTCATTTTTGTCCTATCTTGTTTAGTGTCCACTCAAGCAGTTCTTGCTGAGTGATGTCATAGTAGTCAACAAAACCTTTGCTTCCAAGCCCGTGGAAACCCTTATTGCCACGATGATGTTCTACGCATAGAGGAATCAGCGTTTTGTAGTCGCCTTTGCCCCAACCACCTTTTCTCAGGTGGTGAAGCTCCACTGGCCCCGGCTCATGGTCGCCATACAAGTGATGGCACAGCGCACAGCCAAGACTTGCCACGGCCTCTTTATGCTTCTTCTCTGCGTTCTTCATTTATGACTTTTTTTCTTTTGTTGGAACATTGAGTTGCCCAATCAGCCCAACGACAATTCTGTTTTTCATAGTTGCCATTGACATCAATTCTGTCTAATGTCAAACCGTCTGGACATTCACCCATGTCTTTAAAAAAGTTTGCAAACAACTTCCAATCTTCACAAACAGAAATTCCACGGCCTCCGTAATATTTGTAATTTGATGCTTTTGGATTTGTACATCTTGTAATCATGTTGGCCCATGTCCGATATATCTTGCTGTTGCCTCCAGATGTTTTGCCATGAACCTCAAGATGTTTTTTAGCAAGCATCTTTGTATGGTCATTTCTAATGCAACCACAAGACAAAGATGAACCGTAAGAAAGACTTGCCGACAAATATGAACGCTCTTTTCCACAAGAACATTTACACATCCACATTGCTTTAAACGATTTGTTTAATCCGGCATAGCCAACAACAGTCAGGTTGCCAAAAGTTTTGCCATTTAGGTCTTTAATTCTTGCCATGTCGCACCTCATCATTGGTGGAAATCATCACTAAAAGACACTGACAGGACGGTGATGAATCGTCTTTTCCCCCGCTAAAGGTAGTCAGTGCCTAAATTTTAATCTAATTTATGTTCAATGACAACACCATTTGTTGCCGCCCAACACAACAGCCATTCTGTAAAACTAATAGCTTGTTCTTTAGTAAAACGTCTACTTTGCAACCCAAGCTGAACAACTCGTTCACCATCAATACTTGGCATAATTTTGCTTACATTGTCCAATTCTCCGCTGTCGTGCGCCCATTGGTCAATAAAAAATCTTTTAAAACTTTCACTCGACCAGCGGCTACCGTGAAGTTGAGACTGTTTGGCAATTTGGTTAATGATTGCGTGATACAGGCTCTCTTGATTACGACTTTTCATGTCTGGAGTCATAGCACTCCAATCATGCGTAAAGCCTCATCAGGGCTTTCTATGCGGTGCAAGCCACCACCTATCCAATTTCCAAAAAAGTCTTGCTGTAGCTTTGTTAAATGCTTTCTGGAGCCATTCTTGATTTCAACCAAGTACATCTGGTTGTTAAAGCCGACAAGAAGGTCAACAGGTAGGCCAATGACCCAAACGTAAGCACCTGCTGCTCGTAACTGTGCAACAACTTCAGCCTGATTAGCGTCAACCCTTGCTGCGTATCTCATTCCAATTCTCCGTTTTGTAATCTTGTCATGTAATCACGAATCCTTGCTACAGAACCCGTGCCGTACTTCTTTTCCAACCATTCCATTCTGGCTTGCGTCAGAACTTTCTGCTTGGTCACTTGGTAAGTGCAAAGCAATACCCTAGCTTCGCCCAACTCAATCATGTACCTGTCGCCAGCGTCTTGAATCTGTCTGCGTGTCATGTGTAAGGCCAAAGCTGAACTAAACCCCACTTCATCTTGGGGTACTTGCGAACAACCTTGGTCTTTTGCAGACGCTGGATGCTTGCCCAAACCTGCTTGGTTGTCCAGAAGGTAATTTCTTCAATCTCCTTGCTAGACAGTTCTCCGTGTTCCAACAGGCGTTTAAGTGCGTAAGGTCGTTTCATTTGTAACCTCTTTTCATTTCATCAAGCATTTGCATTGCCTTGGCTTTAGCTATCTCAGTTGCGGCAATTTCAGCTTGTGTGCGCTGCTTGGTGATCTGAGGAACAGGCTTGGCAGGTATTTGTGGGCCAGCGTTGCAAAGGTTGCGGAACTTAATTGCGCTTGGCACAAAGTTGCCGTCAAGATTGTCAATGGCAAAGTCCATGCTTGGTCTGTATGTCAGGAAGTTGCCAAGTTGCTTCTTCCACTCTTGCCGAACAAGCTGCGGATCAACCTCGTCAAAGTGTCTGGCAAAAGAAGAACCAAAAATAGCCATCATTCGGCCAAAGATGTAATCAAGCCCGTCATCAGGCTTGCAAAAATCAGTTTCCAAGTAAACGGACATTGTTGTCTCCTCCGATAAGGCCACGGGTAAGGCCAGAAATAACCTTCTTGTTCATTTGACCAGTCTTGCTCATGCTCTGTTGGTCAGGCTTAACCCACTCAGCTTTCAGCCCTTGTGAGCCTCTGGTACACCACTCAATCAAAAATTGCTCTAAAGGCCAGCCAAGTTTGTTGGCTTCTTGCCTTGCACCGTTAACCACAGTTTCGGTAACTGATGCCTTCTTTGACTTCCTGAGTGACAACCAATCTTGCCAAACCTGTTCTGCAACATCAGAAGGGCAAGCAACGCTAGTTGCGTTCTCTCTCTTTGGTTTATGGTTATTGGTTATTGGTTCTTGGTTAGGGTTATTTTGGCTTTGATCTGGCAACCCAGAAATAACCGACTGGGTTTTCTTTGGCCTACCACCACGCTTACCATTAACCTTATTTGTCTCTGCTTTACCGTGATATTCACGTATTTCCAATTCAATACGTTTGTGGGTATAGCCTTTTTCTGTTTTTTGAAAGAAGTCTGACAAGACATTCTCAAGAAAAATTAAATCGTCAGAACCCAAGCGTAACCGTCTGGAAACCACTTGGGTTTCTAAAGAAATTGGTTGTTCGTCAAGGTAATACCAATCAATTAACTGACGAAAAATTCCGTGTTCAATTGTTGAAAGATGACCCGTATCTTTCCGATAGTCGGCAATGTTAAATTTGTAATAGTGCATTTCTGCATCCTCGCAACCCTCCAGAAGAAACGCACGGCAGGTGGGAGGTTCACTTTTTAGCAGAGTAGCTACTCTCTGCCTAGCCGGGTTTCATAAAACTATACCACCACTTAAGCCCTGCTGTAAATAGTGATCGGGTTGTTGCCTTGATACTTCTGTTGCAACTGCGCCAGTTCTTGCTTCTTAAACACTACTGATGGCCCACGCCAATTAAACGCATTGCCTGTTGACTTTGCTTGTCCATCATCCCAAGCATCAGAGTTTTCTTGTTGCTTTTGGGCAACATAGGTTTTCCCGGTTAGCTTGTGATGGTAGGCGTACTTGCCGTTGCTTTGCATTACCTTTGCAACGCACACAATGATGCCATCTGCAACCAGTGCGTCTTTAATTCCCGCTGCTGAGTCTAGGTATTTGCCTGTCATGCGCTTGGTGATCGTTCTATGGCTTACAGGGCCATTCTCAAGCTGTTTCAAGTAGTAGAGTTTTGCTGGTAACACAGTGTCAGTTCCTTCTTTGTGGTGAGTTCAATGGCCCGAGCTAAAAGCGCAACGGTAGCTGCCTCAAAGTCGCCGGGATCAAAAGTGTACTGCTTGACAGCTTGGATTGCAGTGACGCAAAGCTCCTGTGCTGCGGCAGTTTCGTGGTGGTCTGGTGTGTTCATGCTGGCAAGAGTATCATTGTTGACCTGCTTGTCCATCAGGGTTTCCCCTACTGTTTTTTTTGTTGATGCGTTATAAGATGGAGGCTCAACAAGACAGGAGTTCACATGAAAATTACGTTGTCCCGCGCTGAAGTCGAGAAAATTTTGCTTGATTACGCAAACAAAGTCGTTGAAGGTCAAGGCTTTAATGAAGTTAATTTTTGCACTTACACTGAATTGCTATTTGTTGAAGTGGATAGAACAGAGTCAAAAGAGGTGCAAGAATGACTACATTTCAAATTCGGCAAAAAGCCCGTGAGTTGTTTAAGACTTACGATGCGCCACCAGCAGTTATCCAGCAGTACCAGCGCAAGTGGGTGCGATCAGTTATCCAGCTTGGCCCTAATTGGCTGCTTGCTGCACCAGTAAGGAAATCAGCATGAAGGTCTATCAAGCAATTAACAAAGTCCAAGCTGAACTTGCAAAACAAGGCATTGGCAAAGGTCGCAAAAACCAAGCTCAAGGTTACCAGTTTCGATCTATTGATGATGTTTACAACGTGTTGTCATCAATCCTTGCAGAAAACAATCTTTGTGTTTTGCCACGCATTCTTTCACGCGATCTTAGATTGGCAGAAACAAAAAGTGGCGGGTCAATGCACTATGTAGTAGTGGAAGCTGAATTTGATTTTGTTTCAAGTGAAGACGGAACAAAACACACCGTAAGAAGTTATGGTGAAGCAATGGATTCAGGTGACAAAGCAACTAACAAAGCAATGTCTGCGGCTCACAAGTATGCAATGTTAATGGCTTTTTCAATTCCGACTGAAGGCGACAACGATTCTGACCAAACACCACAAGAAGTTAAAAAACCAGCATTGACTAACAATCGGTTTGATAACGCAGTACAAAAAATCATTGCAAAAGAATACACAGTTGAACAACTGCGGGACACTTTTACTTTGACCAAAGAACAAGAATCTGTTTTAGTACAGGCGTTAGCAAATGCTTAAATTTAGAGCATCATCATTAGCTGAAATTATGACTGACCCAAAAGGCAAAGACGAAACTTTGTCTGTAGGGGCTAAGACAGCCATTATTAAACAAGCCAAAGAGTTTATCTACGGCTATGACGAAATCATCACTTCAAAGTACATGACTAAAGGTATTGAGGTTGAAGATAAGTCTATCGAATTGCTGAACTCTGTGCTGTTCACTAACTTTGTGAAAAACACTGAGCGCAAGACTAATGATTGGATTACTGGTGAGTGCGACATTGTTGGCAACAACAGGATTCACGACATCAAATCATCATGGTCGCTGTCAACCTTTCCCGTGCTTGCTTCACAAGGTGAAGACAAGACCTACGAATGGCAAGGCAGAGCCTACATGATGCTGTGGGACATGGATGAGTTTGAGATTGACTATTGTTTGGTATCAACACCAGAGCATTTGATTGGCTATGAGAATCCAGCCATCCACAAAGTTGACCACATAACACCCGAGCTACGGGTTACTAGAGTTCTGTACAAACGCGACATGGCGTTAGAGGACAAGATAAAAAAGAAGGTAGAGGAGGCAAACAAGTTCTATGAACAAATCATCAAACAAATCTCGAAAGAGCATGAAGGAAATCTATGAATAATTTGACAGTCGCTGGTCAGCTTGGTCGTGACGCTGAAGTTCGGTTTTTGCCTAATGGCGATGCCGTAGCAAATTTTTCAATTGCCGATAGCCAAGGCAAAGACAAAGACGCTATCTGGTGGAACTGCCAGTTGTTTGGCAAACGTGCTGAGTCACTGGCACATTACCTGACTAAAGGACAATCTGTGACCGTTACAGGCAACGTAAGCCAGCGCAAATACACTGACAAGAATGGTGTTGAAAAGATCAGCACAGACGTTCGCGTTAACGATGTTGCTTTGCAAGGTGGTCGCAAAGAAGGCGCTGCATCACAAGCAGCAAAGCCAAAACCTCAAGGCGGTAGTTTTGCAGACATGGACGATTCATCAATTCCTTTTTAACTTGGAGAAACTATGACTTTTAATCTTGACGCAAATGAAGCCGCTTTTATTGTCCGTGTTCTTGGACAACTGCCAACAGAATCTGGTGCTTTCCCGCTACACCAGAAACTTGTTCAACAGTTCAAAGAACAAGAGACAGACGCTGAAGTAATGCAAGTTGGCGGTACTGATTAATTAACGGGGGAAAGCGAATGCTGGTTATTGGGAAACGTGCCCGAGACGACAAAGAGACACTAGTGCAGCGAGTACCCCACCTTATTTAAGTTAGCAATGTTATTGTTATTCAATAATGTTGCTAACATCCATAACTTAGGACAAGACATGGAATACGCAAACAAGTTCAAAGAGTTTTTTGACATTAAGTTTCCCCGTGTTCGGGCAACTGATCCTGTTGAATCGTTTGAAGCAGCAGACTCAATCGTAGAGTCTGCATCAAAGCATTGGAATCTTATTTCTGATTGCCTAAAAGAACATGGGCCACTTGGAAAAGATGGTATTGCAGGGTTAACTGGCCTTGATGGAAATCAAGTTGCTAGGCGCATGAACGAAATGAAAGTTATGGGCATGGTGTTCCTAACAGGCAAAACAGTTAAATCAAACAGTGGTCGTAATGAAAGAGAGTGGACAGTATGAGCTACGCACAAGTAGAAATGCAAATTATTCAATGGGCTGAAGCAAGGAAAATTATTCCAAATTCAACTCCTGATACGCAGCTTCTTAAAGCCATGTCTGAACTTGGCGAATTAGCTGATGCCACCATTAAAAAAGACCGTGAAGGAATTATTGATGGCGTAGGGGATGTACTTGTTTGCCTTGTTAACTATTGCGCTTTACAAAACATTGACCTTGTAAATTGCATGGAAGTTGCTTACAGCCAAATTAAACATCGCAAGGGTACTTTGTTGCCGAATGGCGTTTTTATAAAGGAGTCGTGATGCTTTGCAATACTTGTACAAATCCAACTCATTGTGTAAATCTTGGGCATTGCGGTATGCGTATTAGTACACCAGCAACTGTTCATGTGTCTGCCCTTGATAAACAAGAGTCGGGTAATCACTACAAAGACAAAGGCATCCAGCCAATTGTCTACATCCATGCAAACAATTTAGGGTTTTGTGCCGGGAACGTGGTGAAATATGTCACTAGGTACAAAACCAAAGGCGGCGCTGCTGACATACGCAAAGCCATTCACTACTTAGAGTTATTGCTTGAGTTGGAATATCAAGATAAGACTTCCAGCACATGATTGATGTGCTTGAGTCGATCCTCTAAGCCGATTGTGCCGCCATTGATCTTCTTAGTCATGGCGACATAATCTTTTGCATCGGCCTCTTTGTTTAGGCCACGCTTATTCCAAAACCATGCCGAGCTTAGTGCTGCGTATTTTGGTGACAACAAAAGGTCAGGCGAATGAATGAAATCCTCTTGCAAGG